TTGATAACCACATTCAGACACAACTTGTTAACCAACCAGCACCTCAACAACAGCAACAAGAAGACGAAGTAGACTTCTTTGTAGATCCTACAACTGCTGTTAACCGAGCTATAGATAACCACCCTAAGATAAAAGAAGCACAAGCTTATACACAACAATACAAACAACAGGCTACTCTTGCACAGCTTAAATCTAAGCATCCAGAAATGGAAAATATTTTGCAAGATCCTAAGTTTGCTGAGTGGATCAAGGGGTCTAATGTCCGAACAAAGTTGTTTGTACAAGCTGACCAACAGTACGATTACGACTCTGCTGATGAACTATTTAGTAACTGGAAAGAACGTAACCAAGTAGTCCAACAGACAGCGCAAGCTGAAAAGGTAGCTCGTAAGAGTGCAGTACAGTCTGCTAACACAGGCAACGCTCGTGGAACATCAGAAGGATCTCGTAAGAAAGTTTATCGTCGTGCTGACTTAATTAAACTTATGAAAGAAGACCCTGACCGCTACATGGCACTACAGCCTGAAATAATGGCAGCTTATGCGGATAGGAGGGTCAAGTAGCCTAAAGGAGAAATACAATGGCTGAACAAGCGTATCCCGGTACAGTTGGCGGCGGGTCAATCGTCAACAAAGCAGCAGCAGACAAGTTTATTCCAGAGATTTGGAGTGACGAGATTATTGCTGCTTTCCAGAAGAACTTGAAGATGGCACCTCTTGTCAAGCGTTTGTCTATGACAGGAAAGAAAGGTGACTTGATTCACGTACCTAAGCCCATTCGTGGTGAAGCAAATGCTAAGGTAGCTGACACTGCTGTCACTATCCAAGCAAACACTGAGACTGAGTTGCAGATCACTATTGATCGACACTTTGAGTACTCACGTTTCATCGAAGATATCGTAGAAGTACAGGCACTGTCCTCTCTGCGTCAGTTCTACACTGAAGATGCTGGCTATCAGTTGGCTCTTACGGTTGACACTGACCTGATGAATGCTGCTACTGGCTTTGGCGATGGTACTCGTACTACTACTCCTGCTAACACTGGTGCAAACTGGGTTAACAGTAACAGCTATTACTTTAACGCTGCTACAGGTCTTTCTGCTTTTGCAGTTGACACTGTAACTGACGGTGATAACTTTACTGATCTTGGTTTCCGCGAAGCTATCAAGTTGATGGACGATGCTAGTGTACCTATGGACAACCGTTGTTTGGTGATCCCACCTGCGGCGCGTAAGTCTATCATGGGTATTGATCGCTACGTGTCTTCTGACTTTGTTGGTGGACGTGGTGTCGAGTCAGGGTTGATTGGTAACTTGTACGGCGTAGACGTATATGTATCTAGCAACTGCCCCGTTGTTGAAGCGGCTGGTCAAAACACTGCATCAACTAAGGACATCCGTGGTTGCTTGTTCTTCCACAAAGACGCTCTCGTACTTGCAGAGCAAATGGCTGTACGTTCACAGACTCAGTACAAGCAGGAGTACCTCTCCACGCTGTACACTGCTGATACTCTGTACGGCATCCAAACCTACCGCCCAGAAGCTGGGTTTATTCTTTCGCTAGTTGACGCGTAAGATACACCGGGGGTCGCAATGGCCCCCTTTTATTTAAGCATCTTAGATTAGGGTGTTTAACTAAAAGACACAACAAACGAGAAACCTTATGTCTAATTATGTAAAGACTACTAATTTTACTCTTAAAGATTCTTTACCTACAGGCGATCCTAATAAGGTTGTCCGTGGTTCAGAGTTTGATACAGAATTTAATGCTCTTCAAGTAGCTAGTGCAACCAAAGCAGACTTAGGATCACCTACGTTTACTGGTACAGCTACGTTTGATAATGTTACTGTTACAGGGACTGCTGATTTATCTGGTGCATCTGTTTCAATTGACATTAACGGTGGCACAATTGACAACACTGTTATAGGTGGTACAACACCGGCTGCTGGTACGTTTACGTCTTTAGTTTCTGCAACGGCAGACATTAACGGGGGTACTATTGATGGTACTGTTATTGGTGGGTCTACTCCAGCAGCGGGAACTTTTGCGGCTGTTGCTGGAACTACAGGAACATTTTCAAGTGCTGTATCAGGTACTACAGGTACATTCTCAGGCGCTGTGTCAGGCACTACAGGCACGTTTTCAGGGGCTGTCACAGGCTCTAACTTAAACATTGCTAACTGGAATACGGCTTACGGCTGGGGTAACCACGCAACAGCAGGGTACTTAACCAGTGTAGCCTTTAATAATATTGATGCTGGTGCTATTACTACTTCTAGTGAAACATTTGCTACTAGTGATACTCAGCTTCCAACTAATGCTGCTGTTCGTGATTTCATGATAGATATTTATCCTACTATTGTTGAAATTAACGACTTAAGTGCTGCTGTTGTTTGGACTACTGTTCCTGACGCATACATCAGTGCATCTTCTGTAAACCAACACGTAACACTAGAAAAAGCCACACAAACCAAGACATATGCTAGCGGTGAAACATCTACTATTGCATTGTCTGCGGCTATTACGTCTGGCGCTCCTGTTGTTTCTGTTACCAAAGAAGTCCCACAAACAGGGCTAACAGATAACACTTGGGATGTTGCTTCTGATGGGGCTAACTACGACTTTGAAAACAGTGCTTACTCAACAACCCTGACGCCTAGTGAAGCCTCTGCTGACGGTGTGTTTACGTTAGGTAGTGGGTCTTTTGCTGCGGATGATGTAGGTAAGATTGTTAGTGGTAACGGCGGTACTGCTGTAATTATTAAGACTGACGGTAGTTACAACCTGCTAACAAACTTTACTAACACATCAGCAATTGCTTCTGGTAGTTGGACTCTTAAAGAGTTAGTTGTAGATGGGGATGCTACAGGCATTGCGTTGTCTTCTGGTACGGATGAAGAAGGCGGGGTAGTGTATGACCTTAGAAATACTATTTACACAGGGTCTAGCTTTAGTGTTGCTAGTCAAGAAACAAATGCTCGAGGGGTAGCATTTAACACTGACGGCACTAAGATGTACATGGTTGGGTCTAATACTGATACCGTTTATCAATACACCCTAAGTACAGCTTTTGCTTTAAGCACAGCCAGTTACGACAGTGTTAGCTTCAGTGTATCTAGTCAAGATACTACACCTTTCGATATAGTTTTTAGCACTGATGGCACTAAGATGTACATGATTGGTTCTGCTACCAGTTCAGCTTATCAATACACCTTAAGCACCGCTTTTGACTTAAGCACAGCTAGCTATGCCAACAAGTCTTTTAGTGTTTCTAGCCAAGATTCAAGTCCTCGTGGAATAGCTCTTAGTTCTGATGGTACTAAGATGTATTTCCTTGGAGCTAATAGTGACTCGGTTTATGAATACACCTTAAGCACTGCTTTTGACGTAAGCACAGCCAGTTACGCTAGTGTTAACCTTGATGCTAGCAGTCAAGATACGACTCCTGAAGGATTTGCTTTCAACGCTAATGGCACTAAGCTGTACGTGGCTGGGTCTAATACTGATGCCGTTTATCAATACACCCTAAGCACTCCTTGGTCTTTAAGCACCGCTTCGTATGCTAATCTTAACGCTAATTTGGCTAACCAAACCAGCTTGCCTGAAGGAATAGCTTTTAGCTCTGATGGAGCTAATATGTACATTGTTAATAATGCCGACAATAGTATTTTACAGTACTCCTTAGACCCCCGGTTTAATTTAGAAGCTGCGGACTACACAGGGACTAGAACCTCTATTAGTAGTCAAGAAGGTAATCCTACAGGAGTAGTTTTTAACAACGACGGTACGGCGATGTACATTATTGGTTATACCGACAATGTTTATCAATACACCTTAAGCACTGCTTTTGATACAGATACAGCCACTTACGCCAATAAGTCTTTTAATCTTACTAGTCAGGTTGGCTATGCCACAGGAATGTCTTTTAACAACGATGGCACTAGGATGTTTATCTTAGGAGATAGTGCAGACAAAATCTGGCAATACACCCTAAGCACTGCTTTTGATGTGAGTACTTCTAGTTATGACAATAAGTCTTTTAGTGTTGCTACCCAAGAGACAAGTCCTAATGGACTAACTTTTAACAATGACGGTACTAAGATGTACATTGTTGGTGATTGGGCCAATTCAGTTCACCAGTACAGCTTAAGCACTGCTTTTGATATAAGTACTGCTAGTTACGACAGTGTTAGTTTTAGTGTTAATAGTCAAGATACCTCTCCTACGGATGTTGCTTTTAGTAGTGATGGCACTAGGATGTTTGTCGTCGGTTTCACTAACAAAAAAATCTACCAATACGTTTTAACAACTGCTTTTGATGTAAGTACGGCAAGCTATAGTCAAAAAACCGTCCCTGCTCCTTCCCTAGAGACCTCTCCTCAAGGCATGGCCTTTAACAATGATGGTACTAAAATGTACCTTGTCGGGTTCACCGACGACGCAGTTTATCAATGGACAATGGGCGGTGCCTTTAGTCTAAAGACTGTTGAGTACAGCGGAGATAGCTTTAGTGTTGCTAGTCAAGATACAAGTCCTCAAGGATTAGTTTTTAACAATGACGGTACTAAGATGTACATTATTGGAATGTCGAATGACAAAATTTTCCAGTACAGCCTAAGTACCGCTTTTGATGTAAGCACTGCTTCTTATGCTAACAAATCTTTTAGTGTTGTTAGTCAAGATAATGGCCCTCGTTCGCTAGCTTTTAACACTGATGGCTCCAAGATGTACATTATTGGTACTGGTAATGACACGGTTTTCCAATATAGCTTAAGCACTGCCTTTGATGTAAGCACTGCTAGCTATGCCTCTAAGTCTTTCAGTGTTACTAGTCAAGAGACAACTCCTCTGGGGCTAACTTTTAACAACGATGGCACTAAGATGTATGTTATTGGTTTTAGCGCCTCAGCTTACCAATACACCCTAAGCACTGCTTTTGATGTAAGTACTGCCAGTTACGCCTCCAAGTCTTTTAGTGTTAATAGTCAAGAGCAATATCCTTTTGAAATAAATTTTAACAAGGATGGTACTAAGATGTACATTGTTGGCTCGAATACTAGCTCAGCTTACCAATACACCTTAAGCACTGCTTTTGACTTAAGTACTGCCAGTTATGATTACGTTAGCTTAAGTACGGCTGGTCAAGATGGAAATCCTGATGGAATAACGTTTAACACTGACGGCACTAAGATGTACATCGTTGGTAATAATAACGACAAGGTTTTTCAATATGACATAGGCTCTACTCTAGTCCAAATACCTGTTGTGTATTCTTCTGACTACGCTGTAGCTGTTACAAACAGTGGTGGCCAAATTAACACTACGTACTGGGCTGACATAAACAGCACAACAGCAACTGAAGCTGTAGGCACTGGAGAGGTGTACTACGCCTACTCTACAGACGATCACGTTACTTGGAAGGTTATCCATAACACTACTGGTCAGCGTTCTATTGTTAGAGACAATAGCGGTACGTGGCAGTACAACAGTAACGCTACCTACGGCTCAGAGACTTGGGCTAATGCTACAACTAACACAGAGTTTGCGGCACTTAGGCAGGCTTTTTCTGTAGCGGCTAATAAAATGGATGGCACTCAGATGGATGCAGTAGCAGATGCAAACCATTTAACATTAGCTGACTCATTAGACTTTATGATTGCTTTGAAGAATGCTGACAGCACCAGTACATCGCCTACGTCTGATGGCGTTGCTTTGAACTACGATGGTAACGTCTTAAACCAAGGGGCTGTGTTAGGTACTGATTATAACTGGGACTTTCCTTCTAGTACTTCTGTCAGGTTAACAAGCCTTGGCGCTTACAACCTTAAAGTGAGGATTATCTAATGGCAAAGCGTACACCAGAAGAATTAGAATTAGCCGTTAAGGAATGGAATCGCTCTCAACTTAAAGTGTCCATGCGTCAGGCTAGGTTAGCTTTGTACAACCAAGGGCTTTTAGAGTCTGTTGATACACAAATTGCTACGTTAGATGAGCCTGCTAGAACATTGGCCGGTATTGAGTGGAGACATTCAGACACCATAGAACGAGTGTCTCCTCTTGTTGCTACTGTGGGGGCTGCTTTGAACTTATCCGACGAGCAGCTTGATAGCTTGTTTGAGCTAGCGGCAACTCTCTAATGAGTACTGAGCAGCGTCTTGATCGCATAGAACAGACTTTAGACAAATTAAGCACAGCTATTTCTGATATGGCACGTATTGATGAGCGTTTGTTGCACGTGTTTAAAAGTTTAGAAAGACATGAAAAACGATTAGATGAACAAGAAGATGAAGTACGTGAATTAGAAAACGTAGTCATGGTTAATGCTAGCTCTGTTAAAAACTCAGAAAGATTTTTCTGGATTGTTGTTAGTGCTTCTATATCTCTTGCTGTTTATATGATGAGGTAGTCTATGTGGCAAACGCTCCTATCTCCTATTGTTACTTTGCTAGGTCAGGTTCTAAAGAACAGGTCTGAAGAAAAGAACGCAGTACATAAAGCAAAAATGGAAGTTATCAAGAACACAGCATCTTGGGAACAACTCATGGCAACTGCCAGTGCTACCTCTTGGAAGGACGAGTGGTTTACGTTGTTGCTCTCAGCGCCTGTAGTTGCCGTTGTATGGGGTATTGGAATGAATGATGTAGATATACTAGACCGCATTGGTCTTGCCTTTGAGGAGCTTAACAGGCTTCCTGATTGGTATCAGTATTTGTTATTCATGGCAGTATCTGCGTCCTTTGGCATACGTGGCGCTGACAAGCTTCTTGCGTTAAAGGGTAAGAAATAATGGCTGTAGACTTATACTCTTCTGGTTTAGAGATGGATCCTGATTTAAACTTAGGGTCTTTTAATCTTGGTAATGTATATGGTATTGACTTAAGTGCTATAACAGAAAACGAACCTAGCCCTGTAGTTCAAGGAGATGACGGTAATACGTATTTAAGCAATGCTTATTATACTCCTAGTGGTTGGAAAATAGACCCAGACTTTGACACACCAGTGTACTACTTTGTACAGCCTCTTGAGTTAGGCGAAGTAGCAGACAGTTACTTTACTTTAAATGATGATGGCTCTGTACAACAACAAGGAGCTTGGAGAACAGAAGAAGAGATTAAAAGTTATTGGGATGCTGAACAAGGTATGGGTTACTTTAAAGAAGCTAATCCTAATTTAGATTACGATACTTGGTTTTCTTTTATTAAAGATTCTTCAGATTTAGTTGCACAGGGATCAAACGAAACCCTATCCCCAGAACAATATGGTATTAACACAAGCTTCCAGAACAACGATGGCGATGTGTTTCAATGGAATGGTTCTAGTTTTACCAAGACAGTTAAGGTAGATGACTCGTTTGATGCTGGTGGGTTTATCATGAACTTAGCTGTTGCTGCTATGACTGCTGGAGCAGGTACTGCCTTAGCTAATTATTTAGCGCCATACCTTCAAGTGTCACCAGCAGTAGCTAAAAACGTAATTACTAGTGCAGTTCAAATTGCTCAAGATGGTGAAGTAGATTTATCAACAGCTTTTAACTTGGCTATGCCGGGAAGTGGTGAAATAACTTCAGCAGGACAAGAAGCAGTTGATGCAGTAGTTGGTGAAATTTTAAATCCTGATAACTATGAAACAGATAATAGTGGTAATGTTGTATGGGGCGGGGCTACTCCAGAAATTACTGGAGAAAGTACGCAGGACGATGACGGTTCGTTTACTGATGAGTTTGGAGTAGAAACTACAATTACTTCTCCTCAGTTTCCTATTGAGACAGACACTGATGGTGGCGATAGTGCTGCTGCTAGTGATACTGATATTACAGGCGCTGGTACTGGTGCTGGTACAGGCACAGGTAGCGGTACAGGCGCTGAATCAGGTAGTGGTACAGGAACTGAAGCAGGCGAGGCAGGTGTTGAGATTGGAGATTGGATTTACAAAGATGGTGTGTGGAGACAAGTTGGTATCATTTCTAATGAAATGGGAGAGCCAACTATTGTTTTTTCTGGTGAAATTATTATAGGGCCGGGATCAGAAGGAGATTCAAGGTCTCAAGAAGAATGGGATGTCATTACCGCAAACGGCGGTTTTGATGATGGAACCTACACACAAGATACAGATTTCGAGTCTGAGCCTGTCGTTGACGAAGGTACTCAGGATGATGAAGACGAAGATGAAAGTTTTTATTCTTGGGAAGATTTTTTTGGAGATGTTGTAGGCACTGGCACTGGAACCGGTACAGGAAGTGGTACTGGTACAGGCAGTGGTACTGGAACCGGTACAGGCAGTGGTACAGGTAGTGGTACAGGCAGTGGTACAGGTAGTGGTACAGGCAGTGGTACAGGTAGTGGTACTGGTGCTGGTACAGGCACTGGTACAGGTAGTGGTACTGGTGCTGGTACAGGTAGTGGTACTGGTGCTGGTACAGGTAGTGGAAATGCTACAGGCACTGGTACAGGTGCTAGTACAGAAACCGGTACAGGTACAGGAACTACAACTGAACCAACGCCTACTCCTGAACCCGGTGGAAATGTTGCTGGTAATATTTGTATTGCTGCTGATGGTGGATTGGGTGTAACAGATAGCACAGGTGCTTGTATTGCAGTAGGTACTGGCACAGGCACTGGGCAGGGTAGTGGTGATGGTAGTGGTGATGGTAGTGGCGATGGTGGAGATGGTAGAGGTGGCGCTAGTATACAGGCTTCTAGAGGAGCTACTTATAATCCGTTTGAAGTACAAGGATTAAGTTTTGAATCAGTTACTCCTACACCAATACAGCAAGGTAACGCTACAGATTTCTTAGAAGGTTTAATAAAGCGTCAGTCTAATAGTTTATTTGGGAAATATATATAATGGCATATGACAATAGAGATCCTGCATACGTCCCTAGTCAACAGGCTTTAGCGGCTGATGCTTATATAGCAAGTACTAGTCCAGAAACGCATCCAGATGAGTATACGTACTATCCTATGTATGGTTATACATACACAGGGCCAATGGCACATTACACATCTGGTACTGAATATAATACATGGCTTAATAGTTCTCTGGGCGGTAGTATGTTTGGAAGTGGTCAAGCAGTTGCTGACGTTATAAACACCAGCCCATCTATTCCAGACGTTAATGTAGAGTCTCTTATAAATGCTTTTCCTGATGCTCAAGACACGGCAACGTATACACCAGAAACTTTCTTTCCTGATCTTAACCCTAACCAAGTAGGAACTGTTACTTCAATAGGCCCAGCACCAGAAACTACCGAGCCTCAAGATATTCCTAACAACGAAGTGCTACCACCAATACCTGTAGAGCCACCACCAGAACCAGAACCTCCATCACCTACTGGGTTACCTCCGATAGATACTTCAACATTAAACCCCAATGATGCAGTTACACCCCCAACAAGTACTGGGTTGCCTCCAGTTGTTGATAACGGATCGTCTGGAAATGTGTTGACTGCTGCTGGATTAGCAAATGCGCTTTCTATGCTAATACCAGAACCAACACCTCCACCTCCACCTCCACCAAGTGTTGTAGGCCCAAGTTCAGGTGGTACTTTTAATCCTGCTCCAATACAAAGACTAAGTTTTTCTAGCCCACAACTTGCTCCTATTGGTTCCTCAAATCAAATAGATTATGTTAAGCAAATAAGGGCTGGTCTGTTTAGGGATTTAATATGACATATTTAAATTTAGTAAACAATGTGCTTAGACGTTTACGAGAAGACCAAGTAACTACCGTGTACGCTAACACGTATAGTTCTATGGTTGGTGACTATATTAACGACGCTAAAACACTAGTAGAAAACACTTGGGATTGGTCGCAACTTAGGACTACTGTTACGATTACTACTGCGGCAGATGACTACACGTATTCTCTTACAGGCTCACAGGACTACGGCAAAATACTAACTATGGTAAACGATACATCTAATATAATTATGGAGTATCGTCCTCAGTCTTGGATTGACGAAAAGTATCTGATAGGAACACCTGCATCTGGTACTCCTGCTTTTTACACTTACAACAGTGTAGATGCTAACGGTGACTCACAGATTGATGTGTATCCTAAGCCTGATGGTGTTTACTCTATTAAAACTAAGAT